AAAGTTACAGAGACAAAAGATAGAGCTTCTTCTACTTTAGATAATTTATTTAAAGATAGTAAAACTAGAAAACTTGAAGAATTTCAAAAAGCTAAAGAAGAATATCAACCTACTGAAGAACAAAGAATTTTAGGAGAACAAGAAGATTATAGAGCTGCAAAACCTACTGATATTAGATCAGGTTCTGATTATATAACAGGTCAAAAACAAGAACAAACTCTTGATAAAAAATTAGCTGATATAGAAAAAGTTATTAATAAATTTGCTGATTCTAAACCTATAACAGGAGGAGCTGGCTCTGGAAAAGATTTTGCTTTTGATAGTAAATTAGATAAGAATTTAAATGTAGGATCTTTAGATTTATCAAATCAATATACTAGCGATATATTATCTTCTATTAGAAGAAAACCAGCTGTTAATGAGGATAGAGTTAGTCTATTATTACAAGACTTAAAAAAATATAATCTATTATAAGGAGGAAATATGGCCGGTTCAGATGTAAAAGCAAATAGTACAACAACTACAGGAAGTAATGTTGATTTATTTGGAGGACCTACTAGATTAAAAGGATTTATTGCAACTCCAACTGCTAATGCTGGAACTATTACATTTATAGATAATAATGTAACTGTATTTAGTATTACTACAGCAGCGAGTGTAGCATCGGGTCCTGTATCTATTAGTTTACCAGCAGAAGGTATAAAATTTGAAACTAAACTTCAAGCTAATTTAGCTAACGTTGCGGGATTAACTGTATTCTACGCATAAGGATAGTTCGTTATGGCACTATCAGGTACAGCAAATTTTAGTTTAAATGTAACTGAAGTAATTCAGGAAGCATATGATCGTATTGGAGGTGATCCAATATTAGGTTATGATGTTCGTTCTGCAAGAAGAAGTTTAAATATAATGTTCACAGATTGGGCCAACCGTGGTTACAATCAATGGACTGTAGAACTAGAAACTTTATCACTAGTACAAGGAACTAATCAATATACACTTCCAGCTGATACAATTGATATTGTAGAAGCAAGTATTAGAAGAAATGAAGGTGGAACTAATACAGATTATTATATGACACGTTTAGCTTTAGGAGATTATGAAGCTATTGGTGTTAAATCAACTCAATCTTTACCTACTCAATTTTTCTTACAAAGATTATCTACACCAGTTTTATTTTTATATCCAACTCCTATTAACTCTACAGATGTAATGAGATATTGGAAAATACGAAGAATAGAAGATATAACAGCAAATACTGTAAATGGAGTAGATCAAAACGTAGATGTACCTTCAAGATGGATTGAAGCAATGTGTTCAGGTCTAGCATATTTTTTAAGTAAAAAAAGACCAGGTATAGATGGTAATATGAGAGCTGAATTAAAATTAGATTATGAAGAAGCATTTTCAAGAGCACAAGCTGCTGACTCTACACCTACAACACGAATAGTTCCAGGATATGGGAGAGCAATATAATGGCTGGTGCGAATTCTAATAGAGAACGAGGACAAAAACCACATAGAGCACCTTATAGTAAATTTTCAAGTGGTAAGTATGGAAGAACTATATCAGATAGAAGTGGATTAGAATTTCCTCATAATGAGATGTTATTTGAATGGAATGGTCTATTTGTACATGTATCTGAATATGAACCAAAACACCCACAACTTGATTTAATTTACTTTACTGATGCTACGGCCTTAGAAAATGCACGTTTAAATGTCCCAAATTCACTCATAGGTGGTGTTCCAGATCAAATACAGACTATATACCCTAATACATCAGGAGCTGTATTAGCAGTAGGAGTTGCAGAAGCTACAACAAATTTGTTAACAACATCTCTAGGAAGTGTTACAGTAGTCACTTCATGAGTGATGAATTAAATAAAAAGAAAAAATATGGAGTTGTAATTGCAACACCGTGTTATGGTGGAATGATCAATGAAGGTTATCTTCATGGAATTCTTCAAACTCAAGCAGTAGCTGCTAAAAATGATTTTCACATGGTATTAAATACTATGGGAAATGAAAGTTTAGTTACTAGAGCTAGAAATACTTTAGTTGCACAATTTTTAGATTTATGTGAGTCAGATCCACACGATAGATTTACACATTTAATGTTTATAGATGCAGATATAGGTTTTGAAGGTAAAAACATTTGGAGATTACTAGATTCAGGACATGATATAGCTTGTGGTATATATGCTAGAAAATCTGTAGATTGGAACCATGTTGTAGAACTTGCTAAAAAAGGAGATTTTGAAAATATGGAGCAAAAAGCTCTAGGATATAATTTAAATTTTGTAAATCCTAGAGATATTCAAATGAAAGCTGGATTTGTAGAAGTATTAGATGCAGCTACAGGTTTTATGTGTATTAAAAAAGAAGTTTTTTATAAGATGATGAAAGCTTATCCTAATCTTAAATATACTAGCGATCAGATCATAAATACTGAAAGATTTACTTCTAAAAATACATATGCATTTTTTGACTGTATTATTGATGAAAAAAGTAATAGATACCTAAGTGAAGACTATGCTTTTTGTAGAATGTGGCAAAAGATTGGTGGTAAAATACACGCTGATTTATTAAGTCCTCTTACTCATTGGGGAACTTACGCATTTAAAGGATATGCATGGTCTAAATTTACTGTAGCACCAGGAGATAAAAAAGATGGCAATGACGTACTCAAGTCTAAAGAGTGATATACAACTCTGGGCTGAAAATAATGGAACTGACTTTACAAATCAATTAGACACATTTATTGATAACACGGAGTTTAGACTTTCAAGAGATATTGATCCAGTAGGATTTAATCAAAATATGACTTCTTCAGTTTATTCAGGAGATAGATTTGTAACTTTACCATCAGCTATAGAACCTATGCTTATTAACTATGTTAATATAACAGTAAGCGGTAATGTTTCTTTTTTAGAAATTAAACCTTTAGAATTTATACAAGAATATTGGCCTAATGTAAGTATAACAGCTCAACCTAAATATTTTGCTAATTTTGATGATAATACGTTATATTTAGCTCCTACACCTGATCAAGCTTATTCTATTCAATTAGGATATCAAGGAAGAATTAATCCATTATCTAATACGAATACAACTAATTACTATACTACTAATACTCCAGATGCTCTTTTATATGGCTGTCTAGCTGAAGCAAATATCTTTACAAAGAACATGGAAGACTATAATATCTACAACAAAAAATATGTTGAGAGTGTGACTGCTATTAATAATGAAGCTCGTAGAAGAAGAAGAACGGACTTTAAATTTCCTGGTAGCCCACTTGGAGAAAACACTTTAACTGGAGGACAATAAAAAATGCCGATTACACAAGCTATCACGGTTACATTTAAGGAAGACTTAATGAAACCAGGATCTAATTTAGCAGCCGCTGTATTAAAGTGTGCTTTATATTCTAATCTTGCTACTTTAGATCAAAATACTACTGCATACACTACAAGTAATGAAATTTCATCAAGCGGAACTAATTACACAACTGGTGGAGCTACATTAACTAACGTTGCAATTACTGTTGATGGAACTACAGCAATATTTGATGCTGATAATGTTACATTTGCTAATGCAACTATTTCTGCACAAGCTGCTTTAATTTATAATAACAGTTTAAGTAATGCTGCAATTGCAGTTTTAGATTTTGGTGGTGTTAAAACATCTACAAACGGAACATTCGAGCTACAGTTTCCAAACGCTGATGCTACTAACGGATTAATTCGTATAGCATAGAGAGGTAAACTCCTATGCCAACAGCGCAAGATGGTTGGAGCAGGTTAGGTTATAACGTAGGAGCTTGGAATACAACTCCTGATGCTCTTGCAAATGTTACTGGACAATCTTTAGAAACTCAAGTTGATTTTGGTGGTTACTGGAACGCTGATGAGTGGTCAAGTGGCGCCTGGAACATAGGTCATGGTGCAGTTCTTACAGGAACTGGAAGTTTATTTTCAATTACAGGTCAAAGAGCTAATACTGCAATTGGTAATACAATTACAGTTGCTAAAGCTAATATTTCAATTACAGGTCAATTAGCAAATATATCTTTAAGTAATGTTATTGTACTTAATCAAGCTAATGTTACTATTAGTGGACAATCATTAAATGCAAATTTAGGTTCAATTGCAATTAAAGCTGGTGGATCTATTACAATTCAAACAGGTGCTGAAATAGCTTTAGATGTATCTTTAGGAAATGTTACAACAGGAACTGCTAATAGAGTTGATATAACTGGTTTTGAATTAAATACAGATTTAGGAAATGTTACATTAAGATTAAGTAATATTATTCCAATTACTGGATCCCGAGCTAATGTAACAGCTAATACAATCGCTATTAGAGCTGATCAAGTTCTTTCTTTAACTGGTAATAGTATAACTACTTTTGTAGGAAACGTTATAGCTAATTCTAACAACTTTTTAACTATAACAGGTCAAACTGCTAATGTAACTGTAGCTACTCTAAAATTCTGGGATAATATAGATACAAGCACTAATACAGAGGTTTGGACTCATATAACAAGTAATACTAATGCTGAAAGTTGGACGAATATTCACTAGACAATAACATACAAATGAATATTATTTACAAATATAAAATTTAAGAGTATAAATACACATGGCTTCAACATACACATCAAGGTTAAAACTAGAAAGACAAGGTTCTGGAGAAAACTCAGGAAACTGGGGTAAT